CCCCAAAAATGCTCCGGGGGGATATTTGGCCGAAAGTCTCTCAAAAACTCTGCAGGATCTAACTCGAAAGGAGTTGAAACCATGGCGTCTCGTCGCACAAACGGCCCGGAACCTAAGGGAAGGAAGCGTCCACCGGCGACAACTCCTGAGATCAAAGAGAATCAGATGATTGCACTCGCCGTTGACCTCGCTGAAAAGCAATTGAAAGAGGGAACGGCCTCTGCGCAGGTGATCAGTCACTACGTTCGGCTCGGTTCGTCGCGAGAGAAGCTCGAACAGGAGCGTTTGCGACGAGAGAACGACGTTCTGATTGCCAAAGTTGATCTGATGGCCTCTGCGAAGAAGACTGAGGAGATGTACAAGACCGCACTCGACGCTATGAGGTCGTATGCGGGTCATGAGCCTCTTCCAGACTCCGAGCCGTTCGATGATTAGAAGTTATTCGGAGCTTAGACGTCTGGACACGTTCGAGGAGCGCTTCAAGTACTTGATGCTTCGCGGATCTGTCGGAAGTTCGACCTTCGGGTTCGACAGATGGATCAATCAGAAGTTCTACACCTCGAATCAGTGGCGTAAGCTTCGTCACCACATTATTGCGCGTGACCAAGGCTGTGATCTGGGTGTCAAGGACCATGAGATCTACGATCGCATCGTTATTCACCACATGAATCCGATGACGTTCGAAGACATCGCTCACGGCGAGGGCAACATCCTCGATCCTGAGTTCTTGATCACAGTAGCCTTCAAGACGCACAACGCCATTCACTATGGCGACGAAAGAATGCTTCCGAAGCCCCACGTCGCTCGCAGATCCGGCGACACCAAACTCTGGTAGGAGACAAGATGACCGAAACCCCACAGCACGTCGAGGAAGAGACTCCCGAAGAGGACGTCGACGAGACTCTCGAGCCCGAAGAGAACACCAACCCGAACGACGAGCCTGAGGCGGCCATCCCAGACCGGGTTCTAGAACTCGACGCCGCTCCGGACCCCGGCGACCAGCTCTTCGAAGACGAGGTGCCTGACTGATGCTTACCTCAGCGCAGGCAAAGACAATTCTCGTCCATCTCGGCTTCAGAGTCAACACGGCAACGCGTTACCGTCAGGCAATCCGCGATTTTCAAGGCGGGTGGAATCTGGGAGACCCCCTCGAGGTTGACGGGCATCTCGGATCCAGGACGTCTTCAGCACTTTCTCTGAGCGAGAGCCGGCGTAAGGCTGGTAAGCCCACAGCGAGTGCGCACTTCTCCTTCAACGAGTTCGCCTGTAAGTGTGGCGGACGCTACGAGGGATGTCGTCGCATCGCGGGCGAGGGAAAGGCGGGCGCAGACCGTCACGTTCTTCGCTGGCTTATTCAGTCACTCGAGGTTCTCCGAACCAGGTACTACCCACAGGGAATCTCGATCATCTCCGGGTATCGCTGCCCTGCTTACAACAAGTCAGTGGGCGGAGCCTCCACAAGTCAGCACCTCTTCGGTGGTGCAGCCGACGTCAGCCAGGCCGCGACAACTAATCAGGTGAAGAACCTGAAGAAATTTTCGGGCATCGGCTACCAAGGCTCCACCGGCAAGGTTCGTCATGTGGATCGCCGTGACACTTCCGGAGTGAACACAACCAACGCGACGCTTTCCAACCCAACGGTTTGGAAGTATTCGTAACCTCACCAGTAGGAGGTGAGTAGAATGACCGACAGTATTCTTTCCTCGACCAAGAAGGTGTTGGGGATCGCTGAGGACTACACGGCATTCGACGCCGACGTCCTGATGCACATCAACAGTGTGTTCTCAACGCTCCACCAGTTGGGCATCGGTCCACTAGCCGGGTTCATGATCGAGGACAAGGACGCTGTTTGGTCTGACTTCCTCTTGAATGACCTCCGACTGAACAACATCAAGACTTACATGTACCTCCGTGTTCGTATGTTGTTCGATCCGCCTGCAACTTCCTTCCACATCGGTGCGATGAAGGAGCAGATCCAGGAGCTCGAGTGGCGTATCAATATTCAAAGGGAGGAGGAAGCATGGGTAGATCCGGATCCGGACCTGATCCCGTCGGAGGAGCCGTTGATGATATTCTGGAGCACTACGGAGTAAAGGGTATGCGCTGGGGCGTCACCGGCGGATCTCGAAGGAGTCTAGCGACGGCCTCGAAAGAGAAGCGTGTTGCTGCCCGTACCGCCAAGGCCGTGAGCAATCGTGAAGTTACTGTCACGGCAAAACCTGGCAAGAAGGCCAAAGCCACAGGCGGCAAGGGTCTCGAGGCTTCTCCAGACGCTCAGAGGGTAGTCGGCTTCAAGCGCACTGCGCGCGCGAGCACAACTGACTCTCTTTCCACAAAGGATCTTCAGGAACTTGTGACTCGGATGAATCTGGAGCAGCAGTATGCTCGACTCGCTCCAGTTCCTCTGAGTAAGAAGATGCAAAAGGCTGGGCTGTCTTTCGCTGGAGAAGTTGTAAAGCAGTACGGGCCAACTCTTGCTGTTAAGGGAGCCCAGTTCGCTCTGAAGAATGTCGACGATCCGGTCGTCAAGAAGGCTATGCGCCTAGGTGAGGATTTCGCTTCGAACATGCCTCAAGGTGGCAAGAAGAAGGGGAAGAAGGGCGGGTAGCGATGGCACTGTCGAACACGGCGACGCCGGTTTACTATGGGCAGTTCCGTGACGCAGTGCTTCGCGGTGAGATCCCTGTAAATCGAGAGATCACCATGGAGATGAATCGAATTGATTCTCTCATCTCAAGTCCTCACTTCTATTACGACGACAAAGCGATCGACGGATTCATTCTTTACTGCGAGAACGAGCTCACTTTGACGGATGGAGGAGACTTGCACCTCCTCGACACGTTCAAACTCTGGGCTGAAGAGATCTTCGGGTGGTACTACTTCGTCGAGAGAAGTGTCTACGAGCCATCTGCCCAGAACCATGGGGGCAAGTATGTCAAGAGGACTATCAAGAAGAGGCTGACGACTAAGCAGTACCTGATCGTGGCCCGAGGTGGGGCTAAGTCGATGTACGCCAGCTGCATTCAAAGTTACTTCCTCAACGTAGACACCTCAACAACGCACCAGATCACCACAGCGCCTACGATGAAGCAGGCAGATGAAGTCATGTCCCCCTGCCGTACCTCCATCACGCGCGCACGCGGGCCTCTGTTTCAGTTCCTCACTGAGGGCTCGATGCAGAACACTACGGGATCTAAGTTCACCCGGCAGAAGTTAGCCTCCACTAAGAAGGGGATCGAGAACTTCCTTACCGGTTCCCTCCTCGAGGTCCGGCCAATGACCATCAACAAGCTACAAGGTCTGCGGCCTAAGGTCTCAACGATCGATGAGTGGTTGTCAGGGGATGTCCGAGAGGATGTTGTTGGGGCTGTTGAACAAGGCGCCTCTAAACTTGACGACTATCTGATCGTAGCAATCAGCTCTGAGGGGACAGTTCGGAATGGATCTGGCGACACCATCAAAATGGAACTCGCTCAGATTCTTAAAGGGGAGTACGTTGCACCGCACATCTCGATCTGGCACTACAAGTTGGACGAACTCGAGGAAGTCAACGATCCAGGCATGTGGCCGAAGGCTCAGCCGAATCTCGGCAAGACGGTTTCTTATGAAACCTATCAGCTTGACGTAGAAAGGGCTGAAGCAGCACCGGCTTCGCGCAATGACATCCTCGCAAAGCGTTTCGGGATCCCGATGGAGGGTCTCACGTACTTCTTTACGTACGAAGAGACCGAGACGCATCGCCCGCGCGAGTTCTGGCAGTTGCCTTGTGCTATGGGTGCTGACCTATCACAAGGTGATGACTTCTGTGCCTTCACGTTCCTCTTCCCGCTTTCTCGAGGGCAATTCGGCGTTAAAACTCGGAGTTACATCTCGTCTCTGACCTTGATGAAGCTTCCTGGTGCCATGAGACAGAAGTATGAGGAGTTCATCAACGAAGGAAGTCTTCACGTTCTTGAGGGAACGATTCTGGACATGATGTCAGTTTATGACGACCTGGAAACGTTCATCCGGAACTCGGATTACGATATTCGGTGCTTCGGGTATGACCCATACAACGCCAAAGAGTTTGTCAATCGCTGGGAAGCGGAGAATGGACCGTTCGGAATCGAGAAAGTGATCCAGGGAGCGAGGACAGAGTCTGTTCCGCTCGGTGAATTGAAGCATCTGGCCGGTGAGCGACTGCTCATATTTGACCAGCAGCTGATGATGTTCACCATGGGTAACGCAATCACTCTTGAGGACACGAACGGTAACCGAAAGCTCTGGAAGAAGCGTTACGACGAGAAGATCGACAACGTATCTGCTCTGTTGGACGCTTGGGTTGCCTATAAGGTCAACAAGGAGGCCTTCGAATGAGCGAGATGACGCGAGACGAGGCTCTCGCCCACTTCGGAGTAAAGGGAATGCGATGGGGCGTTCGGAGAGAGGGTCGTGGTGCGAAACCGCCATTGGTCGGGCTAGGACCAGACAAGATTGTTCGTAAATTGTCAAATGGCGATACGATCACTCTCCAAAAGAACGCCCCAAACCCGATTCATAAAGGGCTAGCGGCCATCAGTAAGAACTATAGGGACTCTTACAACAAAGGTGCCTATGTGACAATCAAAGACAAGACTGGGAAGCCAGTCGGGAACGCTCAGTTCTGGAAGAAGAACGACGATGAGCTATATTTGAATTGGATCACCATCAAGAAGGACTCTCGCGGACAAGGGTATGCCTCAGCAGCCTTGAAGACGGCTGAGCAGTTTGGTAAGAAGCAAGGATTCAAGAAGATGACACTCGAAGTTCCTGGTAATGCGCCTGACGCGAGGCATATTTACGAAAGGATGGGTTTCAAAGTCGTAAAAGAAGAACTTGATCCGTCAGACCCTGTCTGGGGCGGGTTAACTTCCATGGAGTACAACTTCGATAAGAAGTAGGAGGGGAGGTGACTCATGCCACGGTTCAGTTCAAGGTTGAAGCACGCGTGGAACGCTTTCGCCAACCGTGAAGAGGAGATCGATAAGGTCTACGTCTCTGACGGCGGTGGCGCGAGCTATGGAATCAGACCAGATCGCACGCGGCTTCATTTCTCGAACGAACGCTCGATCATCTCCTCGATCCTTACCCGTCTCAGCATCGATGTCGCAGCAATTGACATTCGACATGTTCGTCTTGACGACGCGAAGCGGTACCTCGAGGACATTGAGAGTGGCCTTAACAGCTGTCTTACGCTAGAGGCCAACATCGATCAGGGCGCTCGAGCATTTCGACAGGACATTGCAATGTCTCTCTTTGACGAGGGCGTTGCTGCTATCGTTCCTGTCGATACAACGCTCAACCCTGAGACTAATGGCGGGTTCGACATCAAAACGATGCGAGTCGGCAAAGTCGTAACGTGGTTTCCGAATCATGTTCGCGTCAGTCTGTACAATGACAAGACTGGAAAGCGCGAGGAAGTCACGCTCGAGAAGAAGTTTGTCGCTATCGTTGAGAACCCACTCTATGCTGTGATGAATGAGCCGAACTCGACTCTTCAGAGACTCATTCGGAAGCTAAACCTTCTGGACATCGTCGATGAGCAGTCGAGTTCCGGGAAACTTGACCTCATCATCC